TACTGTTAATTTGAATAGCACCTGATTCAATAACCACTTTTGAACTATTACCAGTATCATTATTTTTAGAATGATTAGTAACAGAATTAAGTACGTTATTACTCTTACCAGTTTGTACTGAATAAGGATTCTTAACACTACCGTTCGAACCACTTGCAGCATTGATCAAAGCACTACCAGATTTAGCTACAACATTACGAGTACCATCCATACCCATAGCTAACCCTTGTCCAATAAAACCACCAATCTCAGCAAACAACCTTGATGGTGAATGAACTTGAGCTTTGGCTCTAGCAGCTTTATTAGCTTGAGAAACTAACGCATCGGCGGCTGCAGCAACCGCACCTACTTGTGACTGCATACCTTGTGCAAGACCTTGACCAATCATTACACCGATTGATCTCATTTGTGATGCACCAGAACGACCAGCGGCAACTGCTGCTTGAATACCTGAACGAACTGCACTAGCTACTTGAGCCATTCCAGAACGAGCAGCAGAAGCAGCACCTCTCATAGCACTAGAAATTGAAGATTTAATACCATTCATCTGTGAATTGATTTTAGATCTAGCTGATGAAATGGAACTTGTATCAACTGCCGGTATTTTTGGCTTAGCAATCTTAGGAGCAGGAATTTTAGCTGCTGAAACCTTCTTTTTAATGTCAGAAGTAGGATCACCTTGAACCGTTGGTTTTTGAATGGTAGGACCCTTAATTTTAGATGAACTAACTTTCTTCTTAATATCAGCAGTCGGATCACCGCCCTGTACTGTTGGTTTTTGGACTGTTGGTCCTTTAATTTTAGCAGTACTTACTTTCTTATTAAGGCTTTGAAGTGGATCTCCACCACTAAAATCTAACTGTCCAATTTGTGGACCCTTAACTTTCTTAGAACTATTCTTTTGCATCTGTGTAACTAAATTAGTTCCTTCATAGGTAGGTTCAACCTTTGGACCCTTAATTTTGGTTGAACTTACTTTCTTGCTCAAACCGTTCAAAGGATCATTACTGTTAAAATCGACTTTGGTAATTTGTGGACCCTTAATCTTTTTACCACTAATTTTTTTCTCTAAAGCCTTTGTTGGGTCTTCTGAACCTTCAAACTTTGGACTACCAATAGTAGGGCCCTTGATTTTTTTAGAACTAGACTTCTCCATCAAACCTGTTACCTGACCCAGTGACTTCAACACCTTCGTAGTTGCAAGATTTGAGAAATCAAAAGCCTTCCCTAAAGAATCGCCTGATTTTCCAACCTCTTTACCGGCAGTACTAAAATCCTTCTTCATTTGACCAAAATTACCATGAAGTCCATCGAATGCAGCCTTTGCAGCAAATCCAACACTCATTAAAGCATGAACTACAGATGCAGCAATATTAACAACGAAGCTAAGTGCATCTGCAAAGGCTGCAACCGCAACCGCGGCTGCCATTAACCCAACGACCAATGCGCCACCAACAATTGTTGCAATCGTCATAAACGCTGGTTTTAAAGAATTAAATACATCTCCTAATGAACTAAAAACATCCTGAAGTGTAGATACTATGGAGGAAATCGGACCAGATAATGCTGAAAAGACACCACTAACAAAATCTCCAAAACCACCTAAATTAGTTTTAAAAGCATAAATCGCAAAGCCTGCAACCGCAAGAGCTGCAGCAACTCCTAAAATAACTGGAGCAACTGCTGCAAAAGAACCAGCTAAACCCGCAATTGATGAACCAATTCCACCCAAACCAGTAAGTTTACCAAGAATTGCGGTAACTTTGCTTAAACCAGCCAACCCTTTTCCTGCACCTGCCAATTTTGCCAGTGGTTCAGATATTCCTGAAATTGTCTTGCCAATACCTGATAAACCTTTCATAAGTAACATTGACCCAGCCAAAGCTCCCATAGCCGTTGCAATTCCCTTAATTTGATTGGGACTTAATTTAGCTATTGCATTAGCAATACTATCAATTATTCCAGAAACTGCTTTAACACCATTACCAACACCGCTACCGATATTTTTTAGAAATGCAAATGGATCTTCTTTACCACTTGATAATCCTTTAAAGACATTGCTTAATGCTTTTCCAATATCTTCAAAAGTATTCTTAATTGACGAAATAACGCCTGTATTACTAAAACCAGACCATAAACTTTCGAATCCTTTTTTTGCATTATTAACCAGCGCTGTAATATTTGTTTGTATTGTTGGAATAGCATCTTTAAGTTTTTGAGTAATGCCATTGATAGCATCAGTTAAACCGGCTTTGGATAGAGCATCTAACCCACCGGCAACGGCTCTAGTAACAGCCGTTTTAAAGTTGGTCATTGAAGTTCCAAGTCCTTTGGTGGAATCCTGAGCAATTTTAGATAGAGATTTCATACCTCCTCCACCTTTTTCATCAAGACTTATTAAAGCATCCTGAAATTTTTCAGCTGATATTGTGCCACCGGATAAACCATCCTTTAATTTTCCTGTAGTAGTTCCCATCTGTTTAGCGATAGAGTTCAAAACTGGACCCATACCACCATTGATCATTGAATTCCAAGTTTGAGCATCAACTTTACCGTTTGAAAAGGCTTGAGATAATTGGATAACAGACTCCTTAACCTGCTCTGATGAACCACCAAAACCTAAAATGCCGTCATTCATGGCCTTATAAATTTTCGTTGACTTACCAATGTCACCAGTTGAAGCGGCTAATAATTGGGTATTACTAACGGCATCATTCATGGCTGTTGGTAGACCTGTAATAGCTTTATCCAAATCATTCATAGCGTTTTTTGTTTGTTTAGCAGAAAATCCCATATTTTGGAACGATCTAGTTGAATTATTTAAAGTATCAACACGTTTAATAGCATCATCCATTGAACTCGTGATAAGTCCAATTCCCTTAGTGATACCCGTACCAATAATGTTTGCTCCAAGCATACTTTTAAAAATTCTGCCAGTCTTCTCGGCTTGTTGTCCGGCACTTTCTAAAGGCGATTGAATATTTCCATTCATTCCGTCCTTAAAGCTACTTTTTAAACCATTCATAGATTGTTTGGCACTGCCTAGACCAGATTTCAGTTTCTCCAAGGTCGAGCTGAAACCGTCGTATATATTGATGGTTGCACCAATTGACGCCATAAATTTAACCTCCTTTCTACAAAAAAGGCACTAAAACTATTTAGATAGTCTTAGTGCCTTTTTTAAATTTCTCGTTGCGCTTCTTGCTCTTTCTCAATAACAAGATCAATACAAGCTATGACCAATGCCTTTTCACGTGGCTTTAACCCAATCCATCGATTAGGTGTCCATTTGAACTCCTCCAATGCATAAAGGTAGTAACCCATATCACTAAATTCATCGGTCTCAATTATTTTTTTGCTTCATCAACTAACTCGTTCATGTTTTCGTCATCAAATCCGCTGAGTGTTTGAGCCTTTTGAAGCAATTCAGTATATTCACCAGCCATTAACATCTTTTTCAACAGACCGACTGGGTCGGCAGGAGTACCCCATGATTTTTGTAATTCTGCGTTTCTCAAATCTGGTTCAACGATTGATTCACTTAGAATCAAATCACCGTATTCTTGAACATTAAGATCTCTTGAAATTGAACCCGTCTTCGGATTCTTAATTGGATGTGTAGCTTCATCTTGAAGACGTGAACTAGTCTCTGCATCAAGTGAATTCAAAATAAATGGAGAATTAAAACGATCAAGTTTAATCTTCATCTCTTTTGGATCCGTATTCACATTTGTTCTTAAAAAATCTTTTACATCGGCCATATTTTAATTAGCTCCCTTAATATTATTGAATTCTTCAACCAATTCGATACCTTCAAATGAAAATCCTGTCTTCCATGACATTACGTCTTTACCAGCTTTAATATCAGTAATTGGAATTTCATCTAAATTGATATTATGAAGAATAACAACTTGCTTACCTGTTCGGCTACTTGGATCATCAATGATTAGTGTTGCATCGAAATAAATATCTTCGCCGTGATTGGCATACTTCAAACCATATTTAAGAAATTCAGATGTAACTGTATAAGCTGTAAGATTACCTGAACCAGCAATTCCAACAACCTTTTTACCTTGCCAACGTGAACCAAGAATAGCCACATCTGTCTTAGTTTTCTTAATCGTTGCCGAAAATTCACTTGCTTCAATCATTGGGATATTGCGTCCATCAATTTCAAAATAAAGTTTTGCCTCATTACTGGAAATAGTATCTCTAGCATTTAAAAAGCCATCTAATGTTGCATTTGCCATTTTCTTCCTCCTAAGCGACTACGATCGTCATGTATAGTTTTTCCATTGAATCAATTGGAGTTACCGATAAATTAACTAGGATTGAATCCTTATCTTCACCAGGTTCAACCGTTAAATCAGTTGGTTCAAAATCAGTAATAATATTAGCTTTCATTAGATCTGACATGTATGAAACTCGATTGGATTTAAACAAGTCCCTACCAGTTTCATCATTATTAACCTTGCCGACAAAATTATTTTCAAACACATCTGCTGTATCCGTAGCAATATCATCAAGTGTTCTAATAACTCGATTCTTCTTGAATGATTCTGGTTTTTCATCACTGAATGTGTGTAATGAATTAATATCTTGTTCAATAACTACACGACCACCACGCTTAGCAGTGAATACGATCCAACCATTATCTAATGCTTTGATAGTTAACTCATTATTAAGTGCTGGATTAACTGCCACTGCTCCCGGATATTGTGCAAAAGTTAATGACTTACTAAAGTCAGTGGCTGATGAAATACCAGCAAAATAACCAGCAGCGGTTGAAGTATCAATTTGAGTACCATC